TGGGAAAGGGTAATACCATGAATGCAACTGGAGTAACTGGTCCAGGATCATTACCAGCTCCGTCAGTAAAAGGCTCAGCATCAGCAATTGTATCAGCAGCAATGTCACAATTAGGAGTAATAGAAACCAATAATAATAATTTAGGTCCTGGTATTGAAAAATATTGGACAGCTATTCCTGGTGGTGGATATGGTCAAGCATGGTGTGCCGCATTTGTATGCTGGTGTGTAAGAGAAAGTGGAATGTTAGATGAAGCACATCGTCCAAAAACTGCAGGTGCATTTAACTTGGAAACAGATTGGGCGGCATCAAATCCAAGTGTAGTTCAAATTATAAGAAATCCTAGATCAGTTCAACCAGGTGATATTTGTATATTCTCATGGGCTTCAGGACAAGGTCATGCAACCATTGTAAAGGAATCAACACCCACAGGATTTACAACAATTGAAGGTAATACTCAAACAGGACCTACTGAAGGTGTATTTGTAAAAAATAGAAATTTTACAAATGTTAGAAGTATATTGAGAATTAAAGCTCCTACCATTACAACAGCTTAATATATACTATATAATGTCAAACGAATTTTTACAATCCGATCAATGGAATCCTCCTCTTCCTACTGATAATACTCATTATTCATTTAATACAACAAAACAAACATTAGGAGGTCATGTATTTGAAGTTGATGATACTTTAGGTAATGAACGAATTGCAGAACATCATAAATCTGGTACATCCAGAACAATTACAGCAGACGGTTCATCTGAAATTACCATTATGGGTGATTCATGGATTACCATTATTCGAGATGGTCATATACTCATTAATGGTGAAGTTAATGTAACCATGGCAAAAACTGTTAAACTTCATTGTAAGAAATTAGAACTTGAAGTTGAAGGTGATATGAATACAACTGTTCATGGTAGTTACCGTCTTAAGGTTGATGGTAATTATGCACTTGAAGTTGTAGGAGATTCTTCAGAAAAAATAGCTGGAGATAAAATTTCTGAATGTAAAAATCTTACTCATACAGTTCATGAAAAAGTTTCTGAAACAATAAGCAGTGGTTATACTGGAATTATAGGAGGTGATTATCATATGACATCAGCAGGATCTGCTTCCATTACAGGAGGTCTTACAGGTGCATCACTTAATTCTTTGGGTAAAGTTTCCGTTGGAGGTACAATGGTTGGAATTGATGCTATTGGTTTATGTAGTATAACTGGCATTGCTGGAGTAGGTATTACAACTCCAGTGCTTACAGCACAAACTCCTTTGATTGTTGCAAGCACTGCTATTATACAGTGCTTGGATACTATGAGTACCTTAACGGGACCTAAAACATTGGCAACACATATTCATCAATCTCTTGGACCGACAAGCCCAACCTCTCCTCCAATATCATGAGTTTACCTTTACACAATACAGATCGTCTTTATATAACAACAAAAAATCTTAAGAAAAATTTTGGTGATGCTTCTATAGGAGATATTGTAGATACCATTGGATATTATACCATTATTGGTAGTATTGAAACTTTTCATCCAGTAACAGTAACTCCTACCATAACATATACCTATATGGATGGTTCTGCTGTCAGTTTTCCATCCTCTGTTGGAAAATATGATATTCGCATTGTTGCTAGTGTATCTCCTGATCCTCGTACTCCAGGAATTCCGACTTCTAGTATGGCAGGATATTTTACTTCAAAATATAATCCTCTTGATGTTAATGTTGGAGATTTATATATTGTAGATACATCCAAATCTTTGGTAATTGATATGGGTATTGCAACCATTAGCTTACCTGATATTACTCATACATATGATGGTTTTCATCCAACAGCTGTACCTATAACAAATCCTCCAGGATTAAATTGCCATATAACTTATGATGGATCTTTAATAGCACCATCTCATGCAGGAGCATCATTTACAGTATCAGCAATAGTATCAGATGCAAATTATAAAGTCTCTGCACCAGTAACAGCACAGCATAATATTGTAGAAGATACTGCTGCAATGGCGCAGCAATTGAATTTTAAAAGTGGATTGCTAAGCCCAGAAGGTAAAGCATCACTTGCAGATCCATCTGGATTTGTTACAGCTACTCTTTTAACTCGTCTAGATGTTCCTCAAATTACGGCAATGTCTACAATCAATTCCATTTCTGATTGTGCAAAATCATTACCAGAAAAATTATTGGTAGCAGTTGCAGCAAAAGCACTTGCTATGGTTTTATCATATATTCCAGGTCTTGGTATAGCCAATTTAATAAAACAAATTACAGTTTTAATGGAAGAAGTTCAAGCCATTATAATTATGATTCAGAACATTAGAAATAATCCATTAGGATTTCTTGATTCTGTTCTTGCATCAACAGGAGTATACGCCACCGTTAATGATCAAATTCATGCTTTAGAGAGTCAATTTCCAGCCATTCCAGGAGGTGTTGCAGCTGTTCTAAATGATATTGATAATGTATGTAATAAACAGGATTATAGTATATTTGGATTACCATCTCCAGGAAGACTTAAATCAGATCCAACACAATTTCCTACTGCATTAACGCCAACTCCAATGCCTAGATTTGATCAAACATCAAATATAGCAAAAAATAATTATGATGCATTTTTAAATAGATTAAATGATGCAATGGGTAAAGATACTCCTAAGATGAAATATTTATCGGAATCTGGAAATACTGTAGCATTAAGTAATTATAATTCAATGTTAACATCAGTTACAATATTAATTCATTCATACCATGATGATATAAAAGTAACAACAGATGCTAGTAAGGATGCCACACTATTACAAAAATATATAACAAATGCTGCAACTGCACGAACGGTAAATCCTGCTTGGGATCTTGATACTTATGCCGAATTTGATAAAAGAGTTCTTAGAGGACAAGTTGCAATTTCAAATAATACTGATGTTATACGAGCATATTTTATGAAAAATACTGCTGTTATTGGCGGCATATATTCAAAGGGTGCTACAACATATTCTGGTCCTAGTAGAGATTTTACAACATACCTTGATATATTTCCATCTGAAAGATCACCAGCCGATACTGCATATTGGCAAAGTAAGGGTTATGATACAAATAAACCGTGGAATTCAACTCTGCATGCAAGTGATGCATATTCGGGTGCTTATGGTTCTATAGTAAGTGATCAAACAATTGCATCAACTCGTTGGCCTGGTGATTCTGTTATTGCATTAAAAAATCCCGATGGTAGTCCTTATAATCCAATTGGTAAAAATCCATCTGGAACATATACTGTAAAGGATACTGGAAATGCCAAACTAACATATGCTCGTCCTGACATTTATACAGATACTCCAGAATTATATCATGGCTTGGACGGTGTTGAAGCATTTGTGGTTTCACTTGGAACTAGGAAAAATAGTCAATATACTTTAGCACAACAAAATAATCCTCAAGCCAATACCAATGGTGCATTTGCTAATGTATAGAAATTTGTGAAACTTTTCATATAAATATAATATATGAGTAGTGCTTTATCAGATTACAATAGTACACGCGCAAGTGTTGTATCACGTAATTTTCTTTATTCAGATATTGATCCTACTTTTACAATACATCCGGTATATAATGATATATTACCAGTGGTTGATCTGGATGCAATTAAAACATCCATACGTAATTTAGTATTAACTAATAATCATGAAAGACCGTTTCAACCTCAACTAGGATCTGGATTACGTGCTTTACTATTTGAAAATGCAACGCCTTTCACAGCATTTGCTTTAAAAGATGCTATAGAAAATCTCATACAACAATATGAACCTCGCATATCTAATATTACAGTAGACATACTGGATAATTCTGATAGAAATGCATATCAAGTTACGGTAACTTTTTTAGCATCATATGATATAGTCTCTGATGTAACCTTTTACTTAAATAGAATACGATAGAATGGCCAATCCAAGTCAACGAATTAATGTAACCGAACTAGATTTCGATCAGATTAAAGCAAATCTGATTGCATATTTCCAGGCATCAGATTCTCCATTTAAAGATTGGAATTATGCCGGGGGCGGCTTAAATACAATTATAGATTTATTATCTCATAATACTCATTACAATGCTGTTCTAGCTCATATGGCAGTTAATGAAAGCTTTATTGACTCTGCTCAGCTTCGTCCAAATGTTGTATCTGCTGCAAAGCTAATTGGATATACTCCTAATAGTTATACTGCTCCAACAGCAACCGTTAATATATCACGAAGCTTTTCATCTGCAGCATTGGATTCGGGTGATACTACCGTGATTATAGCCGGTACAATTTTTACAACTCGGATTAATAAAGTATCATATGAATTTGTTAATTTGGATGATATTATATTGACATTAAACAATGGTGTTTATTCTGGTACGGGTACTATTCATCAAGGATCTTTAATTACCACAAGTTCACAAATTAATAATCTTCAAGGCAATAATCAATATATAATTGAACATAAAAATATTGACATTTCAACTCTTCAAGTTTCAGTATATCCTACCAATACAGCATTATACGAAATTTATAATAAGTTTGAACAGATTGCAAATATTAATGGTACATCACCAATATATTTTATTGCAGAGAACTATAATGGAAATTATTTTATTAGTTTTGGTAATGGTACTACATTTGGAAAAATACCTGATAACTTAGGTAGATTACAATTAAAATATTTGGTAACAGATGGACCAATTGCCAATGGTGCTGGCTCAGGTGCGTTATCAAAATTTACCATTACTAACGATCCTAATTTACCATATTACACTGTTAATACTGCAACTGATGCAAATGGTAATACATTATATGCATCGGGTGGTTCATATAATGAAAGCATTAGCAGTATAAAATTTAATGCACCTTTAAATTTTATTGCACAAAATAGAGCCGTTACTGCTGATGATTATAAGGCAATTATTAAGCGTGATTTTCCCAATGCTCAAACAGTTGCTGTATGGGGTGGAGAAGAAAATGATCCACCTTATTATGGACAAGTTTTCATAAGTATTGCAAAGGCTATTGATTCAACCGGCATTTTACATCAATTGGATGATACTGATAGATCACAAATATTAAATATTCTATCTGGAAAAAAGGTTTTATCAATTCTTCCTCAGGTTGTTGATTATGATTATCTTAATATTGTCCTTGATGTAATGTTTAAGTATAATAAAAATCAAACAACATTATCTACCATACAAATGGAAAGTGCTGTTAGACAAACGGTATCAAACTTTAATGCACAATATCTTCAATCATTTGATGGAGTATTTCGTCAATCCTTATTATCAAAAACCATTGATAATAGTAATCCATCCATATTGAATTCATTGGTTCGAGTTTACATTTCAAAAACATTTTCTATTAAAGCAGGCTCTCCTACTGTTCTAACATTAAAATATGGAGTTCCTCTTAATCCGGAAAATGATGTTGTTATTATAAATTCATCGGGATGGACATATAAAGGTACTACTTTATATCTTGGAGATGTTGTTCATCCAAATGATAGCAACAAGAGAATAATTTATAGTTATAGTATTACTCCATCAGGTGCTCAATTGGTATATAATTTCAATGTAGGAAGTATTGATCTTACAACTGGTATTGTAGAACTTGCTTATTTAAATGCAGATGCAAATACTGATATTGCATTGGATCTTATTCCAGCATCAAATGATATTGCATCTGCACGAAATAAATTAATTCAAATTGATACGGCCAGAATATCTGTTTACGGAGAAGTTGATGCTATTGTTAGTGGTGGTACAAATCAAGCAGTTAATTATAATACCTTTAAGAGAGATCGTTAATAATCATGATTTTAAGTGTTGCAAATTCTTATAGTCCTCGTAATATAGAATCTACAAAGGTTTCTGGATTATTTCCTGAGGCTCTTAGAGAATCATCATCAACACTCATAAGTTTTATTGAACGATACTATGAACATATCAATTCCGTAGGTTTACCTTCATATGAAATATCCAATATAACGTCTGATAAAGATATTGATATTGCATCAAATAAGTATTTGACAAGTATTCAAAGTCTTATTGCAAAAACTATTCCTAATAGTTCTTCTCTTAGCAAAGTTACTTTATATAAGATTGTTCTTCAATACTATAATACAAGAGGTTCTGATGATAGCATATATGCATTCTTTAAATTATTTTATGATGAAACTGTAAGTATATTCTATCCTAGAGATTACTTGTTTGATTTATCTGGCGGTTCAGGCCAATGGGGTGTTACTGATAATAGTAACACCAATTTATGTTTAACCAATCCTAATAAAACAACTATGGTTGTTTCTTCAAATACAGCAATAGGTCCTAATGGGGAACTTACTGTATATTTAACATATATTGGTAATAATGTATGGTCATATAAAGGCAAAGATCCGGAATTATATAATGTGCCATTTATTCAACGATATGACAATCCGTATTATGATTATAATACTGCCACATCCGGTTGGATTTTTACATATGATCATTTACAAAATTTAACAACAACGGATGCTCTATGGCCTGATGAAGCAATATGGGGTAATATGGTAGATGCATTGGTATTTAAACATTCTACAGTTGATAGTACACCAATTGTATATGTTGATTATGTTGCACTACATCCAGTTATATATCAACGCGCATTTAGTATTCACACTGAATCTACTCCTGGCAGTGGATATGGTGATATAATTTTTGATACCGTTCATAATAACTTATATAGTGCCGTATCATTAAATCCAACTGTATGGGTATTGGATAATAATAGAAGTAGATGGAAATATTCAAACCACAAATCTTTTGCATCTGATAATTATAAAATACATGATGGTAATTATTGGCAAAAATATTCATATCAAATTAAATCTGAACAAAGTAGTGATGTTTGGTTGAATGATTATCTTCGATTTGTCCATCCAGCAGGATTAAAATTGTTTACCGCAGTATTACTTCAATTACTTGCATCTACCAAATGGAATGATCCTATTAATTATGAATTGTACAAACAAAATCATGATTTTTTAAATGAAAAATTACTTCGTCCTCCGGTTCTTGGTTATCATACACCAACATATCAACCTGGACGTATTGATCTTGGAGCAGTTATTTATGATATTCTTTCTCTTGCATTAAAAGATACTGGAGTCAATTCATCACTTGTCAATATGATTTTGTTGACATTGGGTATCTTAAAAGAATCTGATAATAGTGGAAATGCAATTGTGCGATCTGATTATCAATCTTGGTCAAAGTATATTGATAGTACTCAATTATGTGCCGCATATGCTAATAGGACCATTGCTCAGGCAATGGAGCCATATAGTAGTACTAACATTTGTAAATTCAGTAATATATCATCTTATGTTACATTTAAACCTGCTGCATATAGACTTGGATCTCCATATTTTGTAAGTGACATACTTAATGATACTATTAACATTGGTTCTCATTATAGTCCTGGAAGTATAGAAATTGATTCTGGCTCAGTAAGTTTACATTGGAATCATGGACAAACTTTACATCAAGGAACATTATCCAATTTAACAGGATCTACACCATTAAGTCCTAGTTTCTTTACTGAATATAAATTGTATACAGCATCAACAACTAGTTCAACATTTGATATTGTACCAACTCTTACAGATGCAGGAGATACTATAACAGTTAATTCTACAAGTGTTGCATCTCGATCTAGTTATACCATTCCTCTTTCTGCTGGTGATAATCTAATATTAGTTTGTGTTACTTCAGCTGATGCATCAGTATCAACAACCTACAATATTATTGTAACAAAACTTTAAAAAAACCGTATAAATAATAATAACCATGTCAGCTATCATAACCGAAAACTTTCGTAGAAACAATACATCTTCCTTTATTGCGGATCTTGCAGCCAATAATTATTATGTTGGTCTTGGTAAATCAGATAAATGGACATCAGATGAACAAGCATATCCAACTGTTCCTAATCCAATTGGTACATTCTTAGATGAAAGAGAAATTAAAAGTAATTTAATTAGTCTTATAGGTGTTAATGCTGTAAATGGAACCAGGGTTATACCTAATAATAAGTTTCTTGCAGGAAAGATTTATAAAGCATATGATCCTCTTAATGATAACTGTTTTTATTCTTCAACTGTTAATTCCGTTACTAGTTTACCATGTTATGTTACAGTATCTGAAAATATTTTCCTATGTTTATATTCTCCGGGAACAGCTGCCATATCAGTTCCAACATATTCAACAATAAAATATAAACCATTTACTACAGGTGATGGTTATGTTTGGATTCTTCTTGATATTATTGCTATAAATTCGGCAAATACAATAAATACAGATCAATTTGTTAGTATTACCAGTGATACACCGCCTGACTATGAAACAGCACTTAGCATTCCAGCCCAAGGCGGTTTACTATATGGATTTACTGTAATTGATGGAGGAACTGGTTATACAAGTGTTAATGCTGCATTTACTTATTCATACAAAACATCGGGTGGTGTCACTGGAACCAAAACAGGAACAGCTACCATTACATCAGGATCTATTACAAATTTACCATTTAACATTATTTCTAGCGCTGTTAATAATGTTGTAAGCGGAGTAATTACACTTGATAGTCCAGGAGGTGGTTCTGGTTTTAAAGCAATTGCAAAAATTGCTCCAGTAAATGGTTTTGCTTATCAACCATATAAAATATTACCTGCATGGTATGCGGCAGTATCTGTTAAAGCAGAATCATTAATTTCAGGTGATGGCTTTTATATTCCATATCGTCAGATTTCACTTATAAAAAATCCTGAATATAATACACTTCTTGTATCTGGCAATTCTTCTGTATCACTAAGAGCATTACCATATTTGATATTGTCTGGAGCTCCAACTACTACATTGGTAATTGGTGATATACTAACCATTAATGGCACAACTCAAATATTATTTGATTCTTTTGATACTACAAATAATTACTTGTACTATCATCAAAATAATATAAGCGGATATGGCAATACTTCATTCATTAGTCCAACCATAACTAAAGATGGATATACAATCGGTCAAACCGTTTTAAATAGTATTTTAGGTGAATACAAAGCCAATTCTGGAGATGTTATATTTATTGAAAATCGCAAAGCAATTGCTAGGTCTGCATCACAAACTGAAGAAATCAAAATCATAATTCAATTCTAATGTCAATTACTGCATATAGTACAACATATTTCGATGACTTTAACGTCAAAGATGTAAATAAAGGTAATAAAACTGTTTCGGAGAAAAACTATCTTCGTATACTATTTAAGCCTGGATATTCTGTTCAAGTTAGAGAAATAAATCAACTTCAAAGTATTCTACAATCTCAGATTGATAGATTAGGTTCCAGCATTTATAAAGATGGTTCTGCTACTTTAGGAGGAAATTGTACATTTGATAATAATATATCAGTTGTTGATATATCAACTTCAGTTGCTCCTAATCTTACTGGTGTAACTACTATAAGCAGTGCAGCAAATGGTGGAGGTCTTACAGCAAAACTATTAGGATATAAATTTATTTCAACTTTAAACACTTTGCGTTTATATGTCCGATATAACAATTCGGTGCAAGGTACGGATAAGTTGAATATTAGTACTTTTCCAGTAGGCAATGGTTCTGTTATTTATGCAGATAGTAGTCTTACTTCAATTGGTGGTGTTACTCGTACTGGATATGCAGCCGGTGCATTTTTAAGTGAAGGTATATTTTACACAAAGGGTTCATTTGTTTATACTCCTGCTCAAGCAGCCTTTCTTGACAAAGCAGCATCTGATACTTTGCTCAATCAATTGGTTATTATTGGTGTTACTGAATCAGTTGTTAATTATTCAACTGATGATACTCTAAAAGATAATGCAACCGGAATGCCAAACTATTCTGCTCCTGGTGCAGATCGTTATACAATTGATTTATCCTTGGCATTTTTAGAGATGGATCCTATTACAGATCTACCCATCTCTACAACCATATCTGCTGCAAATTATATTAAGTTACTCACTATCGAGAATTCACAATGTCTTGACAGTATTAAGAAATTATATACATCATTAGATGATGTTCTTGCAACACGAACATATGAAGAATCTGGAAATTATACTCTAAGCCCATTTAAAATTACTCTTCGTGAATTTTATAATGATAGTAAAAATGGTGGACGATATACTGTTGGTGAAATGCCAACTGGTTCTGTTAGAGTAGACCATAAAGTTGATGATGGTCAAACATTATATTCGCTTTCTCTTGATCCAGCTGTTGCATATATTAAAGGTTATCGAGTTGAACTTACACAAGCTCGTGATTTATATTCATCTAAGAGTAGAGCTAATCCTCTTACTGATGCTCCTGTACATTCATCTGCATTGGTTGGAAATTATGTAGTTGGAAAATTTTCTGCTGTTTCATGTTTACCAACATTAACAAATACAACAACTCAATATGAGATTCATGGTGAAACATTGTCATATTATAATTCTCATAATACTTCAACTCTTATAGGATATTGTAAAATCAGAGCTGTTGATGGACCTATAGACGCAATTAGATTACACTTATATGATATTAATATTTGTGCAGGTAAATATCTAAGTGATGCTGCACGTATACATCTTAATCAGGGTAGTGGACAAGTATTTGAGTTTGCATTAAATAGTCCTGTTACCTTACTTGATGCTCAACATTCAACAGGCTTATTTTTAATTCCTTATGGTACTACCAAAGCAGTAAGAAATTTATCCTATACATATTATAATTTATTCACATCATCAGTTGCAACTAATACTTTTAATGTTGCTAATAGTTATTTTGGAGATACATCATCTGTAATATGTGTAAATGCTTCTGGCGTTGTTAAAATAATTTCTGGAACGGTTACTGGTAATACTGGAACTAGCACAATTACATTAAGCGAAACTGTTTTATCAGTAATACTTCCAATAAGAGTTGATGAACCAAGTATTGCTTCTCGTCAAAAAACAAAAACAGTAACTACGATTACGGAATCGCTTACACCGGCTGCATCAATTCTTACACCATCAAAAAAAGATATTATTGGAATAATAAGTGTTACTTCTGGTGGTAAAGATGTTACTTCATTATGTTCAATATCAGATGACGGACAGCGTGATAATTATTATACAACACCATCTATTAATGTTGGAAGTCTTACTGGTACACTAACTATCACTTATAAATATTTTGAACATGGTTCTGGTGATTATTTCACAGTAAATTCATATCCTTCAGATTATTTGTATGATAATATTCCTTCGTATAAAGGAGTTCGTTTATCAGATGTATATGATTTTCGCCCTTTATTAGGTAATACATATGCACCTCTTGATCCTGATAGTGTAATTACATCAATTATTGATTATTATCTACCAAAGATTGATACTGTTATTGTTGATAGTAATGGTGTCTTTAGTGTTCTTCCTGGAGAATCTGCTTTAGAACCAAAGGCTGCTCAGGTTCCTCCAAATGCAATGGCACTTTATACTCTTAATGTACCTGCATATACATATTCTCCAAAAGATATTACAGTAAACTATATTGATAATCGTAGATTTACTATGAGAGATATTGGTGGTATTGAACAGAGAATTTCAAATATTGAATATTATACATCACTTTCACTTCTTGAAACTTCAGCACAAAATGCATCAATTGTAGATCCAAACAGCACTACTGGTGCTCAAAAATTAAAGAATGGATATATTGTTGATGCATTTACAGGACATTCCATTGGTGATCCAACAAATACTGGATATGCTTGTGCAATGGATACTACATCCGGTCTTCTTCGACCAATGTATAGTATGAAAAATGTTCGGTTGGTTGCTGCTGCTGATAATGCTTCAACAGTTGCTTTTCATGCTCATACAATTACTCTACCATATACTGAGCAGATTTTAATTAATCAATCATATGCATCTGATACATTAAGTGTTAATCCTTATGACGTTGCAGTATTCTCTGGTAATATTAGTTTGATACCTTCTAGTGATAACTGGAAAGATACTTTGCATGCACCTGACCTTGTGGTTAATGATACTGGTGCATATGATGCAGTTGCTTTAACTGCCGATACATCTAATATATTTGGTTATCAATGGAATGAGTGGCAAACCAATTGGACTGGAATAACAAATAAATCTTCTACTTTTAATAAAAAAGTAAAACATGGATCACGACTTCAAACAATTACTACAGAAGTTGGAATTTCTAATAGAATTGGAACAAATACAACGCTTGGTTATACAGACCAAACACAATCACTAGGTAACAGAACAATTGACATTAGTTATATTCCATATATTCGACCTATTAAGATTTATTTTAGCGCAACTAAACTAAAACCAAAAACTAGAATTTATGCATTCTTTGATGGTATTAATGTAACATCATATTGTAATCAACTTACAAATATACCATCTTCAATTAATGCTGCAGGAGATACTGCTGTATATTATAATTATACTCCTACAGGTAATAATCCACCATTACTAAGTTTACCCATTATTACAGATGAATTTGGCAATGCTCAAGGTGAATTTTATATTCCTAACAATGCAAATATTAAGTTTAAATGTGGACAGCGCATATTCAGATTAACAGATTCTCCATCAAATACAGCGAGTGAGGAAACTACAATTGCAGATATTCAATATATTGCATCTGGTACAACTGAAACTCAACAGGATACTATTCTATCAATTCGTAAACCTGAATTGGTAATCAGTAATGTTAGTCAAAGTCAATTGGCCAGTAGAGTTGCTAACATTACATATACTGATCCACTTGCTCAAACATTTTTGATTCCCAATGTGGAAGAAGGATTGTTTGCCACTGGTTTTGATTTGTTCTTCTCTGCTAAATCTTCAACACTTCCAGTTACTGCATATATTGTTATTTGTTCAAATGGTATTCCTACTCAACAGATAATGCCTTTTTCATCTGTAACTCTTCAATCATCAGATGTTAAAATTGATGCTACATATGGTGCTGTTGCAACCACATTCAAATTCTCAGATCCAGTATATCTTCTTAATGGTACTGAATATGCAATTGTTGTAACTTCAAATTCAGCCGATTATAGAATTTGGATTGCTACTGTTGGTGGTACTGATGTTGTATCAAATACAAGAATTGCAAAAAATGTATATAATGGAGTATTACTCATGAGTCAAAATGCATCAACATGGACTCCTGAACAAACCAAAGATATGAAGTTTGTAATGCGTTATGCGGAATTTAATACTGATAATGCAACTGTTAAATTTACTCAACATCTATCAGGCGGTATTACAAATATTGTTGCTTCATCTATAACTGACTTGTATAATTCTGCTCCAACTGTTACTATTACTTCTCCAGGAGTTGGCGCAACTGGTACTGCTACCATAGCATCAGGCGTAATATCAAGCATTACTGTTTCAGGAGGTTCTGGATATATCTTACCTCCTCTTGTTACAATTACATCATCCACTGGTAGTCATGCAAAAGCACATGCAGTATTGGCTGGAGGTACAGTAAGCAGCATAGTAATAGATAATGGCGGCACAGGATATGGTGATGCAACCGTAAAGATAGATCCTCCTGGTGTTACTGCAACTGCTCTTGCTAATCTTAATCCTAATACCAATAAAATATCAAGTATTACTATAGTAAATCCTGGTTCTGGATATACAACCAAACCAACCGTAACAATATCTGGCGTCAATACAAATTCAAATCCAATAACTACTGCCATTGCAACTGTTGAATCTGCTGATGTTTCATTATTTAATCTTAACCGTAATGCTGTTGCTGTTAATAAAACAATGATAAGTGATTCCATTAATATAGGTACAGGTGACACTGCAACTTCTTATTCTTCAATTATACCAAATGAGAATTATGCCGTTAAAGCTAAATTGAATATTTCAAATACAATAAACCGAATTGAATTAACTACTACTTTATCATCAGATTCAATATATTTAAGTCCAGTAATTGACATTGAACGAAATTCATTAATTTGTGTTAATAATATCATTAATGATGGGTCTGGAACTGATACAGAAAAAACTATGAATGCTGGTAATACCTCTGCACGTTATATTACCCGTCCAATTGTTCTTAATAATGCATCTGATCAAGTTGACATTTATATAAATGTAAATAGACCTATTACCAATTCCAATATCAGAGTATATGTAAAGTATAATACAGATACAACATGGAATCTATATCAACCAAATATTCAAGTTCCTGTTTCATCTGATCCTACTGCATTTACTGAAATACATTATACCGATGTTTCAAATAAGGTATTATTTACATCATTCACAGTAAAAATTGTAATGTTATCAGATACCTCAACACAAGTTCCAACCATTAAAGATTTTAGAGCAATTGCAACATTTTAATAATCTATGTCCTCCACAATAAAAGTTAAAGATCATCCTTCTTTGGTAAGAGATGTATATTCAAAAGCTATTATCAATACTGATGTTTCTGCATACAATGCTGTTTGTCATAGACGTAATATGCAAGCAAAACATGAAGAAACTATCACAGATTTATATGCTCAGATTGAAGAAGCAAATATAATAAATGATAATTTATATAATAAAATTGAAGAACTACAACTTAAGATGGATGCTTTATTTGCTTGGAAAGAATCTACTTGTGAACAATCTCAGATGATTATAAAACCAAAAAGTAAACAAAAATCTTTATAAATAATAGTAATGGATAGCATCACTTTTAGCGACTTCTCTGGAACAGGTGTATCAACAGATGATACATTTGATATATGGCGTTTAAAGACCAATGGAATAGCTCAACAAGTACAGACCATTTCTGAAAATGTTGCTTCATTATATACAGGTTCTGATATTAATTATTTGACAGTTAATACAGCACAAACTGTAAGTGCACCAAAAACATTTTTGGCTGGAAACAGTTTGGCTCCTATATTAAAGGTTGGAACTTCTGGTTTATATTTTAATGACGGTATATTAAAAATAACATCTCCAATACAATCTGATACAGTAATTGCTGCAGCTACTCTTAAGCTCGGTGGTAATGCATATAGTGTTCCATCCGGTGCAGGACCATCTGCAACTGCTTATCTAACTGGAAGTTCCGGTGCATTGTCTTGGAAAGATGAAAATTCATTAATAACTTCTATTGCTGCTAGAGTTTCAACCGGAACTTGGGGAATTCTTAATCAAATTGTTCCAATTGGAACCATATCGGCATATTCTGGAGCAGTTACTCCTACTGGTTGGTTAATATGTAATGGTAGTGTCATTTCCAGTGTTACATATCCTGATCTATTTGCACAGCTTGGAACAACATATGGAGTTGCTGGTACATTACCAAATTTACAAGGACGCACAATTGTTGGTGTAGGAACTGGAAATGATGGAATAAATTCTCAATCATTTACATTAGGACAATATAGTGGATCATATAATCATTCATTGAGTATCCTTGAAATACCTAGTCATACTCATGGTGCCGGAACACTCGCAACTGCCTCTGATGGTGCTCATACTCATCCATTAGATAATGTATTAAGATACCCTTCTATTGGTGGGGTGCTGGCAGAACAAAATCAGACCGGTAGCCCACAAGATTATAGTTCTGTTATTTTAAGTACTGGATCTGCTGGAGCTCATACTCACTCTATAACAGGAGCAACAGCATCAGCTGGTTCTAATACACCAACACCATTTGGTATTCTTCAACCTTATCTTTCTACAATCTATATCATCAAGGCATTACCTGATGTTGTAGTTAATACCGTATTGACACCAGGAAATGGTATTCAATTTAATTCCAGTTCTTTATCTTTTAATATCAAAGATTCTGGAACTTATACTGTTTCAATAAATCATAATTCTACTCTTACTACATCGGGAGGTGTTTTAAGTGTTGCTGCTATAACCGGTTCTGAAATATCAGTAGGTACAATTACATCTGATAAACTGGCCATTCAAAATGGAGGATCTATATCATGGGATGGTTCACATGCATATTATAATGGTTCTCCCCTATTAACAGAATTTACTGCAAATCTTACTGGATCTGTTAAACAATTTCGTGAAAAGACTCATGGCAATACTTCACCATTGTCATGGCAAGAATATGCATATATTAATCATGACAATAATGTTGTAGTTACCGGAGCAACAAGATATTCTATATTTGGTGCATGCAATGCATTTGGACATCAAATAATGCCTCTTCCTTTAAATCGTCAAGCATCAAAATTGTATATCTCTGAATATTCAATGGCATGTATTGATACAACTGGCCAACTTTGGGCAATTGGTAGAAACTCATATAATCAATTTAATTTGGTTTCAGGATCAACTGTTGATCTTGTTACATGGACTCAAGCATTTCCTCAAATAACCAACGTTATTACAAAGGTAGTACTAGGAACATACAATACCTATGTTCTAGAAGACTCCCATAATTTATGGTCTGCCGGAAATAATACTTATGGACAACTTGGAAATGGTACAAACGTCAATACAAGTGATTGCATAGGAGGACATCAAACAGTTGCATGTAATTCAACGGTTTCTGATGTTATTATTTGTGGTAGTGAATTGACAATTACATCTTGTATACTTAGTACCAATAATAATCTATATACTTGTGGTTATGGTGCAAGCGGCCAAATTGGTAACAGTTCAACTGTAAATAAAAATGATTGGACACTTGTATCCAAACCATCTGGAATTGCCAATTGGTCTGGATATGTATTATACTCCAAAGGATCCTTAACAGATGGCGGATTTTTTGTAAAAAATGCAACTGGTTCTTTATTGTATGCATGGGGCTACAATGGAGATAATACCTTTGGTATAACTACTACACCCGCCGTAACAATTCCTTATAAAGTTTGGGATGATAATGTCAATAAAATTTCAAAGTTTTATCCTACATATGCAACAGGTGTAACTTATATTTTAGCAGTAAATAAAATATACGCAACTGGAAACAATTCATCAGGAAACTTTGGTAATAATCTTACAACTTCAAATGGTAGTTGGCAAGATATAACTCCATCACTATATGGATATTCATTACTTGATCTATATGTAAGTAATTCTGCTTCGTCATATTGCTCAGTTATAATTAAATGTTCAAAAGGAACTGATAAATTCCTATTTGGTGCTGGTTCAAACTTTAATGGACAACTTGGTAATGCTGGAGTAACTACATCAAATACATCATGGACTCCAATACTAATTAACAGTAGCATTGTATCGAACATTTATGATGTTCAGCTTGGATATAATACTGATTCCAGTTCATATTCATTATTACTTTTAAATGACGGCGAATTATATTGGGCCGGATATAATAAATTTAATTTTGATTCAGGTATGGAACCTAGTTTTAATAATAGTCAATATAGAACAATTTTTAATCGAGTTAAATAGAATATATGTCAGTTTACAATAAAGTTATACTAAAAAATTCGAGTTATGTAGGTTCAAGTCCAGATCCTGCTGATCTTGATTATGGAGAAATTGCCATAAATTATAATGATGGCAAGATATTCTACAAAAATCCTAACAATATAGTTCAGTCAATAGTACCTCCTCAACTTAATGTTAATGCTTTATCGAGTATTGCAGTTGGTATAGCAAATGCTTCATCATTCAGTACAGCATCTGCATTTGGATATAATAACATTGCAGCCGGATCAAAATCATCAGCTATTGGTTATAAAGTATCTGTTAATGTAGCTAATGTGCAATCATTGGGCTACTGGCCTAATTCAGCTACACGAGGTGGAGAAGTTCGTATTCATGGTACTGGTGCAGTTGCTCTTACTGTAGAGAATAAATCAATTGCATATACTGATGGTGGAGCGACGGCTGGAGCTGAAGCTGATGGTACTCTTGGTAGAAATATGGTAGCTCTAAGAGCGGCTGGGCAATCCATAAACATAGATTATAATATAGGAGGAATTATTAAAACATGTTCTCTAGGTGTATATAATGATACTTCTAACATTGCATTTGGTGTAGGAGCTCTTGCTGCTAATACTACAGGATCTAGTAATACAGCAACTGGATCTTATGCTCTTCTTAGTAATACTACTGGATCTTATAATGTTGCAACTGGTAGTAATGCACTTCTTAGTAATACTACTGGATCTTATAATGTTGCAACTGGACCTAATGCTCTTAATAATAATACCACTGGACGTCAAAATATAGCAACTGGCACTGAAGCTCTTAATAATAATACTACTGGAAGTGATAACATAGCAATTGGTATGCAGGCTCTTGCTAATAATACCACTGGAAGTCAAAATATAGCAACTGGATCTAATGCTCTTGGTAGTAATACTACTGGATCTTATAATGTTGCAACTGGCACTGAAGCTCTTTCAATTAATACAGAGGGAAATCAAAATGTTGCAATTGGATCTAATGCTCTTGGTAGTAATACTACAGGATCTTTTAATGTAGCAACTGGATCTGGTGCTCTTTATAGTAATACTACAGCAAGTTGGAATACTGCAACCGGATACGATGCTCTTACTAGTAATACTACAGGATATGCTAATGTTGCAAATGGGTATACTGCTCTTACTGCTAATACAGAGGGAATTCAAAATGTTGCAAATGGGTATTTTGCTCTTGGTAGTAATACTACTGGAAGTGATAACATAGCAATTGGTATGGAGGCTCTTGGTGGTAATACCACTGGAGATAAAAATATTGCAACTGGTTCTGGTGCTCTTTATAGTAATACTACAGGAAGTCAAAATATAGCAAATGGGTATTTTGCTCTTAATACTAATAGTACAGGAAATGATAACGTTGCAACTGGAGCTTATGCTCTTCAATATAATACTACTGGAAGTGACAACATAGCTACTGGTACGAATTCTCTTATTAGTAATACTACTGGATCTTATAATGTTGCAACTGGCACTGAAGCTCTTGCTAGTAATACTACAGGAAGTCAAAATATAGCAAATGGGTGGTTTGCTCTTGCTGCTAATACAGAGGGATTTCAAAATGTTGCAAATGGCACTGAAGCTCTTGCTAGTAATACTACTGGATCTTATAATGTTGCAACTGG